CGAGCGCTACTCCATCAACAAATCTGCTCCTTTCTACCTCGAACTCCTTAAAAAGAATGTAGACAAGGGTTCAGCTATTACTCACCTAGCTGAAAAACTAGGATTGACCAAAGATGAAACCATGGCGATCGGTGACGAAGAGAATGACCGTGCCATGCTGGAAGTCGTTGGAAATCCCGTTGTTATGGAAAATGGAAATCCTGAACTCAAAAAAATCGCCAAATACATCACCAAAACAAATGACGAATCTGGCGTTACCCATGCTATCCGTACATGGGTATTGTAAAAAGGCAAAAATAGACGAAAACCGTTCTACTGAGCGGTTTTTGTATGAATATATTACAATGAGAGTAAATTAATAAATTGAATCGCAGTTGTACAGTTACTTAAATCCTGAGAGTACAAAAACAGTTTCAGCAGCCTCCTTAGCAGCAACTAAGTTTTTCAATTCGCTTTTTTACAAGCTCAATCCATTCGCGATGTTGTTGACTCATATTTTCTCCTCACTGTTTCTCTCTCCTTTCTGCTATAATAAAAGCAGAAAGGAGGTGAGTTTATGGACACTAATCAAATTTTAATAACTTTTTTAACTTCATGCGTCCCTGCGTTTCTTGTTTATCTCGCAAATAAACATCAAACCGATTCCAAAATAAAAGAATTAAAGGCACAGTCTGAAAGCGAATTACAGAGACTTGAAAAAGAGCATGAATTGAAACTGGATTCCTTAAAACAAAGCCAGCAAGTAGATATCACTTCAAAATTTTTCACAGGTGAACTTGATATCAATAGACTTACTCAAGCAGTTAACGGAATCACAGAACTTCAAAAGGCTGTAGATAAGCTATCAAAATAATTTGATGAAAGCGGAGAACTTACTCTGCTTTTTTTTAAATTTTCAAAATCATTGAAAGACCACCAACTAATCCAGCTAGATAACCTCGTCCATAATCAGTAGTTAAGAATTTCAATAATTCGATTATTTCTTCTTCCTTCATTTCCTATCCTCCCTCTTTACAAATTTGTAAATAAGAAACAACTAAATTTTTAACTATTTTTTGTCTTTTTGCTTGACTATTTTAAATAAATAATTTAAAATGAAAGCATAAAAAAAGCACTAATAAAACTATAAATACCGTTCGCCAAAACACTTTTATAATTTATTTTCTTAGTTGTTTTTTTAGTTGTAACTTACTTACAAAAACTATTTTAAATCATTTGTTTAATTTTGTAAATACTTTCAAATAAATAATTTAAATATTTTTTGTCAATCTCTTAGAAAGGTTGATTTAACAATGTTTCCGACATTTGAAAAAGTTAGAGAATTAGCAAAAAAACAAGGATTATCTCTAAATCAAGTAGAAGAAAAACTTGGATACAGTAAAAATACTCTGTATTCTTTAAAGCGACAAAAGGTCAGCTCCGAACGATTACAAGAAATCGCCGACTACTTCAACGTGTCCACCGACTATCTGCTCGGACGAACAGATACCCCTGCTATTGCAAAGGATACCGTCACTACTCCAGACGGCCGTGTGGTCGACTTGTCAAATCTTCGTGAACGTGTTGTCCTGTTCGATGGTAAGCCACTCTCTGACGAGGATGTAGACAAGATTGCACAAATCATTAAACTCTCTTTGGGGGTATCGGATATTGAAAGTAAATGAACTCTTAGACGAATACCAGATCACTCTCTATCTCTTCCCAGAAACTATGTGGTAGCGTAGAGGCTTCTATTTCCCTGATGAGCGCGTTATTTATGTCAATGGTAATTCTTAGCCAGGAAGAGCGAGAAAAGGTCATCCTGCACGAATTAGGGCACATAAACCACGACCCAGCCAATTACAAACGGCTGCTATACAAATATGAAAACGAAGCAGACCGCTTCATGATTCGACATCTCATCTCTGAAGAACTCGCACAGTATGAAGTGTCAGACTTCAACTGGCTCCAGTTTGCAAAAAGACACAAAATCTCAACAACCTGGGGAGAAGATATGATTCAGGAAGAGTTTTATAAGTTGACAAGTTAAGAATGAGGAAATAAAAATGACTGATACAGATATTAAAGATAATAATACTCGAGCTAATAAAAGTTTGACAGATGAAGACAAAGAAGCGTTAAAACACTTTGTAATGTGGGAAAGTACAATAATGCCAGAACTTCCCAAGAAACCCACTAAATATTCTTTTATAAAAGAGAAATTGATGGATAACTCTAATATTTTTCATAAAAAGCCTAGTCCTTTTAAAGAAAAAATGACATCAATTAAGATTGTACAACCTGACAGTGGCCAACTTTTAGGAACTGTAACAAATTTTGATTTATTCCCCGGTTCAACAGGTCTAGTTGCCTTCTTAGATTTCTTCAATCTAGTACCTGATAAAACTTATGTTCTATCTGTTGATGCTTATTTCCAAAACGGAACACATTACCCAGTCCATGCTACAAGGATTAATATACCTAAAAGTGAGTTTATAGATTTAAAAGATGATTACGGAAAAGCTACTGGTCATTTTGAATTCAATTTTACAATTCAATTACCAAGTGATTTTTACTTTTACTTCAATCTGTCTGATGAGGAAGGAAATCAGTTAGATGAAGCGTATAGTTACCATTCTTTTATAAAACAGGGGTAAGTTATGCCAGAATTACAAAATAATTTTAAGTCGGGTGCATCAAACATTACATCTATTTATGCTTCAAAACCTTCATTGAAAACTGTACCCATACAAAAAAATGATATAATAGAATCAGATATAAAAATGGAGGAACAAAGAATGGCAAATGATACATATACCAAGACAGAAATCGATTTAAAGTTAGATAAAATAAACTCTGACGTCAAACACGGTTTTGAAAAAGTTGATTTAAAATCCGATCAACTCAGAACTGAAATGCGTGATGGTTTTGAAAATATGGGACTTCGAATGGAAAAAATGTTCTCTGATTTCAAACTAGAACAACAAAAAGAGAAAGAAGAAAATAAAAAATGGTTAATCGCATTAACCGTTGGATCTCTCCTTTCAATTATTGGGATTGTGGTTTCAATTATCGCTATCCTAATTCAAAAATAAAAAAGCCCCACACTCGCAAAGTTTGGCGACTCTGAGCGTGTATAGAGGGAAATAAAAAAGCATCGTTAACGTGACAATGGTTAACGAAGAGTTTTATAGATTAACTGGTAGTTAAATTAATTTTAAAAAGGAGAAAATCTTATGGGAGCTACTTCTATTTCTGTTAGACAAGTTTCTGAATTTGAAATACCGAACGGGACTACAGATATCAAAAAAGCCAATGTTACCATTGGCTCAATTACAACAACTGGCCAAACATTGACCATAGAAGGAAAAGTATACACTAAATTTAAAGGAAGTTATACAAAGACAATCGACGATGAAATCTTGGTATATAACTCCGATGCTGACGAATATCAACAATACGACAATTACCAAAAAGCCTTTGAATTCGATATTTTTTATTCGCAAACTGATCAATTATTATTTTTGACCACAACAACTCCTACAGCGAAAAAATTTTTAAAAGAATTGGAAAAAATCAATTCACTAAATATTAATTATACATCGCTAAAATTTGATTTAATGGCAATTTCCAACATGATGCCACAAACAAAAGGAGTTAGTTTTAATAGTACTGATGCTGGTGTCTCAAGTAAGTCGTTTTCAGGAGACGAGGTCGATGTAAACGATGAAGCAATCGAAGCTTTGGAAAATGATGAAGCAACAAAAATAATAGGTACGTTGGATATATTGGGTAAATCAAGAACTATAATGCTAACTCAATCTGGTACTATTCTCTCTTTCACGTCTTTGACAGATATCTCCGAACATAGAGAATATCCGATGCTAGAATTTTCTATCGCAACACTAATGAAAATTGGAGTACTATCATAACCGTGACAATGGTATATATTCATTAATTAATTTTTCTATGTCTTGACGATTATTAGATGTTCCATAAATCTTATTTAGGGTAGTTTTGACCGATAGATCATTGTCCTTAAATTGCAAATCAAATTTCTTTACTTCTTTCTTTCCAAGATGCCGTACAGTCAGTCTGTAAAATGGATTATAATTCCTGTGTTTATCAGTCTTAATGGTTACATCAAACCGTTCTTTGCTACTTTCTTCCATAGAATAAATAGAAAACAGATTATCTCTTAGTGACAAAAAAGAGTCCCACTGTTTTTTTACATCTCTATACGCTAATTGATAGTCAGCCTTAAATATCAGTCTCTGTCCATTGCTTTCTGGATGTAAACTAATACTCAACTTATTTCTTATACCTCTTGTTGATTCTATATCTATATAGATATCTTCATGAGTTTTGCTGAAAGTAGCTTCATTTATAGAATAGTCATTTCCCTTAAGTACGGATCGGATTTGCTTTTCTAATTGGTTAAGTGTAATAGTTTGTTTTAACAATTTAGAACTTTTTGCGGTAAAAGAAACTGTTTTTAAAAATATCCAGGCTCTACATTTATTCCAAAAAATATAAAGCCAATCGATTTCGGAATACAAAGCTGCAATAATGGGAACAATTCCGATGAAACTAGTCAGATTTATCACAGTAGGTGAAAGTAAAGCTTGATACAAGTTCACCAATGTCCATATCAGAGAAGTAAATATAAGAGTAATCTTTATTTTTTTCATATTATCGCTCCAAATAGTCTTTAATAGTATTGTAACATAAAAACCCCCACACTCGCCATCGCCAAACTTTGAGTGTGAGGATATCCTGTATAAGAAACAACCATTCAAAAGGTCGTTTTCTTATCCCCATTTTAACAAGAAATGAGGTAAAAATCAAATGGCATCATACAGAAAAAGAGAAAATGGTAAGTGGGAATATCGCATTTCTTATAAATCTCACGACGGAAAATACAAGAAAGCTGAGAAAGGTGGATTCGCTACAGAGAAAGCTGCCCAGATTGCAGCAGCTGAAAGAGAGAAAGAGCTACTCCTTCCATCTTATGTTTCGGACGACATTACTCTTTACGAATACTTTAAACAATGGTCTACCATTCATAAGAAACCTAATATTTCTCCCATAACTTGGCAAGTTTATCAAGTCACTAGTCGCAACATTGAAAAATTGTTACCTGGGGCAAAACTTAAAAACATAGCCAGTCCAATCTATCAGCAAGCATTAAATACATTTGCTGAGACTCATTCTCAAGCAACAGTTGAGAGATTAAATATCCATATCAAGCAATGCGTAGCTATGGCAGTTCACGAAGAGGTCATTCAAAAGGATTTCACCACCTTTGCTAAAGCTGTTTCTCAACACAAGGGCGTAGAGAAAGAAACAAAATTCCTAGAGGTGGAGGAATACAAAAATGTTATAGCCGTATCAAAGAATAAGATGGATGTACAATCATATGCAGTGCTATACCTTATCGCAGTCACTGGCATGCGTTTTGCGGAGTGTCTAGGACTTACCTGGAATAGTGTAGACTATGATAATAAGGTCCTCATAGTAGAAAAAACCTGGAACTACAAGACAAATCTTGATTTTAGCACTACAAAAACAAAAAGCAGTATCCGAAAGATACCGCTTGACGATGAGACACTTAAATTGTTAAAAAGCTACCAGAAAGAACATTGGATCCATAACAAAGAAAATCGGATTTTCTCCAACATATCAAATAATGCAGTCAATAAGACATTGAGAAGAATTGTTGGCAGAAATGTCCATGCTCATTCGCTTAGACATACTTATGCTTCTTTCTTGATTTCAAAACACGTTGAACTACTATCTATCTCTAAAATCCTTGGTCATGAGAATATGAATATCACTATTGAGGTGTACGCTCACCAGTTGAAGGAATTAGAGGATGAAAGCAATTCAGAAATCCGTGGCATTTTCTCTGAATTAGGGGCGAATTTGGGGCAGAACACCTCAAACACCCAGTAAAATCAAGAGTTTATATGCCCCCTGCCGGAATCGAACCAGCAACTACTCCTTAGGAGGGAGTTGTTATATCCATTGAACTAAGGGAGCTAGAGAAAAACTCTGCTGAATAAGCAGAGTTTTTTTGTCGAATTAACGACGGATTTCTTTGATACGAGCTGCTTTACCTTGAAGTGCACGCAAGTAGTACAATTTCGCACGACGTACTTTACCGTAACGAACAACTTCGATCTTTTCAACACGTGGAGTGTGGATTG